TTACCTAAAAAATATCCCTGTCTCTGATCTTCGAGACCCATAATGCCACCCATGTTACGCATTTGTCTTTCCATATTCATTCTTGAAATTGCCATAGTTTTACCTTTTTATCGTCTTTTTATCCTATAATCAATCATATATATCTACAAGATCAGCTAGTCCGCCGTCCATATAATAAACCCTACCACCATCGGCTAGACCATATCCAAAACCTTGTCTACCACCAGAGTCATAAGAATATCCACCAGTTGATCCTCCTGAATCCCTAGTTCCCGGTCCATCTCCACCTGATCCAGGTCTTCTACCAGAAGCACCTTGTCTTGATGGATCACTAGGATCAGATCTACCTTGAGCAGCAAAATCTCTTTCACGTATTATAGCTGCTTTTCTTTCTTCTTCAGCTGCGGCCTCTTGTTGTCTAGCTATGTCTTCATCAAAAGCTTGTTGTTCTAATTGTTTTTTTCTAAAAGTATATTTTTTTCTCATCAGCTTAGTTTTTTTATTTGCTAAAGCTGCAGCTTCTTCATCATCACTTTCAAACAAACCTGTTGCAGGATTAAATTGTGCTCCATACTTATCTGTTAATCTACCTGCTAAACTATCTTCAAGACTACTAAAATCATCTCTGACTTTTTCTGCATAGTTACCAAATGCAGATCTAACATTAACACCAAAAGGATCTACATATCCTCCACCAGTGTTTTCACCAAATACTGTTGGACCTCTGTAGCCCATACTTTGTTCTATAAATTGTTGGTCAAGTTCAGGTAATGTATCAAATTTATCCATTCTACTAAGAACAGCACTTACGGGTCCAAATCCTCCCATTTTATCTACAAAACCACCTATACCCTCTTTAATACCTCCAAGACTTTCTTGTATTCTACCAGCTCTAGTTAATTCTAAAGGGATATCTGTTCCAGATGCAATATACTCACCCATATCTGGACCGGTTAATTCTTGTTCTTTATAACTTGGAAAACCCATAAAAGTTTTATCTAATTTACTTTGATAAAGATTATCTACTAAAGGTGTAGGTTGTCTATTTGCATACGCATCAAAGCCAGCTTTTGAAAAATCACCATAATTTATGTCACCAGCTTGTAGTGCTCCACCTCCTCCACTATCTCTAGGAATTAGAGTAGGGATACCTCCTGTTTCTGTATCTACAATAGGTTTGCTTTCAGGTATTTTAAAAGGGTTTAATAAAAACTCAGTTCTAGGTATGTAATTATACCCTGCTTCCCTTACCTGTTTATCGTAATCACTTAATGCCATTACTCTTCTTTGTCCTCATCAGATGATGCACCTAACGGTGGCATCGCTGCTACTTTTATTTTTAATGATCTTGTTATGTGTTCTTGTTGAGTATCTGTTTCAGGGTTAGCAATATCGTCTTCTGCTTCTTTATCTGAGTTGTACTCATAATTAGTTTGTGTATTTCTTAATATTACTTCTGTTTCACATTTCACAACCGGTACTTTTTTACCATTGATTATTGTGTATGCTACTTCGCCTTCTTCTGTAAATGCCATAATTAATCCCTATTTATTTCTAATATTGCACAAGTGCCTTCGAATATATCTGCTGTAGCAGCTTGTAATTGTAGTTTATCATTCTCTTCTAACACAATTGAGCCGTCAGAGATAGACTTAGAATCCCCTGAGTTTACAGTATGTTCAGCAAATTGAAAAGCAGTTGTTGCTGAATTATCATATAAAAAAGCTTTTATTTCTGTGTTTCCGCCACCTACATTAGCCGCATGTATATTCTGTATTATAGCCCTAGAATTAGATGGACATGTATAAACATCTATTACAGATGTTGAGTTTAGGTCAAAATTAGCATTTTTATAAATATTTGCCATTAACTATTATTACCCGAAGATTTAAACCAAGTAAATCTTTCTGTTTCTTGTTTAAGTTCATCTAAAAATGTAGAGTTTAATTGTTCTGTAATTAAGGCAATAGCTCTATTAATTTGTTTTTGGTTTGAAACATCATATTCTTCTTTTGGTTCCGGTATTCTTATTACTATCTTAGCCATTATCTTCTTCCATCTGGTTGAATATCTAATCTTATAGTCCCAAATCTCCAAGACTCTGATGCGCTATCATTTTCTATTTTTATATTAACAAATCTTCCTCGTGCTCTTGTATCCTTTTTTTGAGTAGAAGGTGTAATTGTAAATGGACTTAAGGCTGTCGCTGTTTGAGAATCTGAAGGATATCTTTTAACTGCAAGTGTTACTTTTGCATTACCTGCAAGATCTTTAAAATCAGGTATGAATCTTCTAACCGCAAGAAAAACTTCTCCAGCTAATGCATATGTTTGTCCTCTTTGTGCCTGTTGAAGATCATAGTCATATGACTGTATAAAAGAGGTAACTGTTGTCGTACTACCGTCAGGATTAACTTGATCAGTACCTACCTCATGCTCGAATAATGTAGTCTGCCCGAGCCCTGATTCCCCAATAATGACTGGAAATGTCCCTGACGCACTATCATTAAATTTAGTTGCAATAGGGTTAGGATACACGGTTGCATCGATCCAGGTAGTTCTAGCTTCTGTTCCTATATACCAAACACCTCCGGGTATTTTGCCACTTTCACCATAATTAAATACAACATACTGATCATTATATTCTGAATTTGTTGATGGATAATACCAAGTCACTTCTGTGTACTGATTATTTAAACCCGCATAAACCTGTTGTCCTTTTGTAGTGTCTGCTTGATCATAGACATAATCTTCAACAGTACATGGTAGAGATTTAACTGTACCATCAAATGCAAAGAAACCGTTAGTAGACATCCAGTAAGCTACACCATCTATTTCAACCGCTGCATTTTTACCAATCAATCCACAGTTAGTACCAACTTGTTCGAATCCAAATGTAAAAGGTGCACCAATAAATTTCATGGTGTATAAAGCGTTGTCTGTCCAAACTAGAATAGTTTCTTTTGCTTTTAAGGCACCCATAATTTTAGTACCGTCTTGTAGTCTTTGTGTACCAGCAGAGTTAATAGCAGTTACTGTATAGTCATTTATATCTTCTTGTTCTGAAAATCTTATAAACATATCATCTTGTGTTGCAGATGAACCAATAGTTGTTTCTGTTCCAAGATGAATTAAGTGACGTGTTGTTGGTGATACTAATGTTACCCTTGTTGCAGTTGGATTGTTTGTAGTTGCAAATCCAGATGTAGATGTAGCTGCTCTTATTGTTAAAGCATTTGTTGCACCTGCGTTCCATGTAAATGTTTTACCGTTTGCAATCGTCGCAACTAATACCTGACCAAAATTACTTAATGACCAAAGACCTGGTTCAAGTGTTATGTCGTCTGCAGATGATGCTTCTCCCCAGTTTCCCGTTCCCCAAGTATCTGTACCCCAACCATAACCATATGATTGTGCGGCAGGACCTACTGGCTCGTAAGGAATTAATTCTATACTACCACCTGTAGACACCGTTCCTGTTGCATTAGAACTTTGTGTAACTGTAAATACAGAACTAGATGTAACAGAAGTTACTTGAAAATTTTTATCTTCAAAGTCAGAATCAGAATAACCTGTACCACCAGGTAAAGTTACATTATTAAATTGTACGATGTCACCTGCTACCAATCCATGAGCAGATTTAGTTACAGAACAAATAGCAGAACCAGATGTAGTTGCAATTGTTGCACTAGTTAAAGCTGTTTTAACAGGTGTGATGTCATATAACTGACCTTCAAAATAAATAAGTAAACATTTATCTGTGCCGATAGCAACATATCTGTTACCGGATAAATCTACAAATGCAAACTCACGTCTTGCAACACCAACAATTGTATCTGTAATAAGTGATGACCAGCCACCAACTTTTTCTGGCAGCATATATCTAAATCGTACGTTATCACAATCTACCCAACGCTGTTCAGCACCTACTGTTGTGTTTTGTTTATCAATTCCTGGAACGAATTGAAAGTCAAGAAGAGCCATAGTTCAGCCCCTATATTTTATCTTTGTATACCCAGCCTCTCGTTGCATTAACATATACTAACGTGAAAGCTGAAGCATTTGTTGAAACAACTAGATCATTACCTGCACCATTTATATTTGATCCATTTCTTCCGACTGTTAAGTTGTTAGATGCAAGGTTATTACCACTGTCTATAAATGTAACCTCATTTCCTATTGCAGGGGATGCGGGTAAATTAATTGTAATAGCTGTACCAATACCACCCCCAGAAGTATCTATCAAAACCTGATCACCATTAACTGTAGTATAAGTAGCTGAAGGTGTGTAGTATCCTTTAGTCTGTAGTTTACCTGTAATGTTTGTTCCATCAGAATATAAAACTGTAGTTGAACCTACAGGTAAAGCAATTCCTGTACCTGAAACTGTTTTAACTGTTAGTGTATAATTAGATGCTGATCTTGCTGTTGCATCTTCTACAATAAACACTCTTTCAGCACCATCAGGCATAGTGACTGTTCTATTAGCAGCCAAAGTTCCTGTTAATTTATAATATAGATTTTTACCGTTTGCTGTTGCATGATTAGCTAAAGATAAAGCAACATCTGAACTAGCTACACTTAAAGATAAATAACCGCTAGCTGCTTGTTCTAAAATCTGTAAATTTGTATTTGTAATAGTACCCCAGGTTCCTGATTTCTCCCCTGTGGTAATTAATTCTAGTTTTAAATCACTTGACGTACTTGATGCCATATATTTCTCCTACGGATTGTTCGGGTCAATAGGTACCCAGGTACCCGTTGCTCCTGGAACTATCGGGTTCCAGTTTATCACATCTACCGTGTTAGTTGCAAGGTTTATTTGATTACCAGTTACAGTAACTGTTGTAGGAAAAGCAATAGTAGTATTACCCACTGAAATATTTAATCTGTTTCCTGTTACTGCTATGTTTAAATCCTGTATGAAAGGACTTGAAAAAGGTGCTGCTGAAAATGACGTTGATCCAAATAACATTATGAGCTCCTACTTGTTTGAACTGGTGTCCATACCTGAGTTGCGCCCGGTAGTATACCATCCCATTTTTTGATATTAACAGATGTTGTTCCAACATTTAACTGATTTCCTGTAGGTAAAGCGGTTGCTGCAGCAGTGATTGTCACTGTTCCTGTTGCAAGATTAGATTGTTTTCCTGTAACACTAACCACTGCATTTGCTTTAGCAACTGCATTACCAATTGTTAAATTAGCTCTTGATCCAGTAACAGAGAAGTTTGCATCAGCAGAAATGGTGACATCACCTG